GCACTCAATCCCATCATCACCTCTTTCATGTCCGATGACACGTTCTAATCGTTTTTCGTTACGAAAGTCTCCAACTCTTTGATCTTTCTTGCCTGGGCAGGGTTCTATTTTTATAGTTTCCTTCTCTTTCGGAATCTTAGGAATCTCAGGTGTCTTAGATTCTGGAATATCAGCATTTTTAGCAGCTTTTTCCTGTTTTTGCTCTACAATTTCGATTCTTCTCCTGTCATAATTTATTGGAACGAAAGAAGGTATTTTGCCTTCGGGACAGTCATAAAACGCTCCATTAACGTCATCTTCAATTATCTGTGTATTTTTCGTACTGGCATCTCTATGAGTTTTGACACATCCAGGTAAATCTAAACTTGGTAAAGGTACATTTAATCTTGGTATTGGGGTAGAGATGTAGGTATTAACATTAATCTGCGGGATCTCTGGTATCTTTATTTCACGAATCTCCATCTTTTACATCTCCGATAGAAATAGACCAACCATCTTCTCCAAATGTACCTTTTTCTATAATTTTTGGTTTTTTTACTTTTTTATCCATTTCTTCGTGATATTTTTTTATGTCATTATCTAGCTCTAAATTGAATCTTTGCATCCGTAACCAAGTAATTACTTTATCAACATAGTATTTTATTAGCTTTTTTATAAAACCAAAGATCATCAGTCGTAAGCATCTCTCCTTTTATAGACTTCTACATATGAATCGCACTTGGGACAGCTAAGATTCGTAACCATTGAGTACTCTTGGTATAGAACAGGTTGAAAATCCTCCTCTATATCAGCATCAGCACCCCAGATCAGTTCAGTTTTACAATGCCAGCAGTTCATTTCTTCAGAATAGGCAAAGCAGGGCCAGACATATCAGGCATTGTATTATCTAACACCTTTGGCATCAATGTTTGTACATTTCCCATGATTTCGTTCATAACTCTTGATTTGAATTGTTCTGATGTTACATATTTGTATGCAAAGTACGTTCCACCACTCATTGAAGCTACCATAATAAAAGAAATGATACTCAAAACATTAGCTATTTTTTGAAACATGATTAGAGAAGCCTTCTTAAAAGCATTAGTACCTGTAACTATTATAACTTTCTGCGGAATCTGTGCATTAGCACCACTTTATGTAGGTCTTTCAGTTCTTTCTACCAAGGTACACCAGAAGTCACAGTAGGTGTTTTAGACTCTGTTATCTGTGCAGCAATGCTTGTTTCAATTTCTGTAACCCTATCAGACCCCAATGCAGCTTTAGCCCACGCAATAGCATTATCTTTTGTAATGTCCGCATAAGCAGTAAACGATTTAGAATTAGCAGTAGCAAGTCCAACAGAGCCATAAGTAGAACCAATATGATCTCCATCTGCATCACTAGCTGTCCAATGAACAACAGTTACAACATCAGATAAACTTCCAACAGTTTTTGTTGCATCTAAAGAAACAATATCCCAAGTAACAGCCATGATAATAAGTGTTTAGTTTTATTTTACTTAGATTCTACAGCTTGTACAACGTCACTTAGTTTTTCTAGTTGTTTTAATGCACCTTGATCTTCCATAATTGGTTGCATTAATTTTTGTGCTTCTGCTTGTTTTTCTTGTATTTCTTTTTGAAGCATTTGTGCTTTTGCAATATTTAAATCAAGACGAGTTTTTGTTTCGTCATAAATTTCTTGTGGTGTAGCCATAAATTAACTTAATTTATTCAATTTTACTAAGTAGCTTCTAATCGTGCAACTTACGATGCTGTTTTGTCTGCGATTAGTTTAGCCTTCCACAGGGCTTTTACATCTGTAGTCCATGCAGCATTGCAGATATTTTTTACGTCATCAGGAATTGCTGTAACGTCATCAGGTTCTTTGTCTAATGGATTATCAACTAAATTATCTGAGCCGTCTAACGTGCCAGGGTATAGTACATATCTTTCAAAAGTCCTAGTAAGTTCTTCTCCATCTTTTTTAATAACTGATGCTTTACGGATTTGTACCGCTTTGTATGCTCCGACAATTTCTATTTTGTCGTATTCGACTGATTCTGTAAGTGCCATTAGGATTAATCTCCGATTAAAACAGGTTTAGGCTTAGTTTATAGACTTAGCTTCGGTCTTAACAATTAGGTAAAATATGTAATTGAGAATCTAATACTAAAAGAATTACCAATATGAGAATATGTAAAATTACCTGTAGTTGCTGCATGTGTTCCTAATACTCCATAAAATACAAGTTGATTAGTTCCTTGTGTAGCTACGGGTTTAATATCACTTACACTTGATATAAGACCATCAAAGTATCCTACTGTTCCAGATGCCTCTAAAATTGTACCAGACAGAGTATCACCAACATCATGCGGAAGATTATTAAGTCTTATTCTACCTGATCCTGTACCTCTATTAGAAAGTACAATTACAATATTGCAATGAACAGCACGCCCTATCTTTGTATAACTTCCAGCTTGAGTACTATAAGCTTTATTACCATCGTCTGAAGTTTCATATGTAATACTTGGCGTAAAACCACCCTTTTCATAGTCATCTAATGCGTTATTTGTCCCTGTATCTCCGTTGAAAGTTATACCTCCACTAGATAGAATACGAAGTCTTTCTTTAAAAAGATACCCAGTACCACCTTGTCTTACTGCAAAACCTAGATCAGTTTGACCTAAATTTCTTTTGATAGCAGCTATCCTAGCTGTATTAAGTCCAGTACTAGCTACAGCTAAAAATAGACCAGAATATGAACCAACAGTAGTATCAGGGTTATAAATCATTAATTCATGATCTTCTGCTGTGTAATTAGCTACTGCTGAATGAACAGTATTATAATCCCAAGCTCTATTATCACTTTTTCTAACTTCTAATATTGACGCTGGAGTAGTATCTCCAATACCTACGCGGCCATCAGAATCTATACGCAATTTTTCAGTTAAAGCACCACTCTTTAAGGTGTTAAATGCCAACTCTCCATTAGTTCCAGTATTATCATTGCCAAATCCAGCTATTTGTGCTGTTTTAAACAATGAACCACTAGAATTTTTTCTTCCAAAATTAAGATAAAGTCCACCAGTACTATTACCAGTAAAATCTCTATATAATCCAATTCCGTCTACACCTGATAGAACTGCAAGTTTATTACTATCAACAACTGTTGTACCTATACCAACGTTTCCAGTATTTAGTAACGTCATTACAGTATTATTACCACCACCAGCAGATGAACTAAATTCTAAAGGGAACCCATCATAAGAAGATAAAACTGTTTTTGAAGATCCTGTATCAGCAGTTAAAGTTGCTCTTTTTGTTCCTCCAGCTTTTATAGAAACAGTAGGGTTACTAGATCCATCTATTGTGATTAATGAATCAGGACTCGTTGTACCTATACCTACGTTTCCAGAACTATTTATTACAAATCTTTCAAGACCCGCAGTTGCAATATTAAATTCATTAGCACCACCAGAGAAAATTCCAGTGTCCAAATCATCTCGAAACGCTATTGCAGGAGCCGAATTTGAACCATCTTCTAATATTAGCGTACCATCAAGTTGAAACAATTCTATCCAGTTATTATTAGCACCATTTCTTATCTTTAAAATATTGGCATTAGTATCAGCCCACCACTGATAAGCATATTTTACTGAAGGTTCTGAGTCACCACTATTATTTCCAGCTAAAGCTTGCAAAGCATCTTGTATGTCTTGCCTCACGGCAAAACCTGTACCATTATCTATTACAAAATCATTCTGGTTAGTCATTGCATTAGCTTTTTATATAATTATAGGATAGCTTATTAAAAAAATTTAAACACCTTTACCAAATCCTACAGCAGTATATTTAAAACTTAAATTTTTAAAATTATTATTTACATCTCTTGTTTCTATAACAAACTGAGTTCCTGTTACAGATGTAATTTTAAAATAATCACCAGATACAGCACCTTCAAGAGTTATTCCTATTGTGGGTAAAAATGCAGAATTTGATGAATTTAATTCAGAAGTTCCTGTATAAAAAGAGTTTATAAAACTTACTGTTTTTGCAGAGCTATTTGTTGCACATTGACTTGCTATCGCAGTATTAACAGTTTCAGTTCTTCTTTTCATACTTGCTGTATAACCTAATTCATCAATTTCTATATTCTCATCAGGATCATCCGAAAATATGTCGGCTCTAAATCTAAATCCTCTAGCAGTATATTCTCCGTTAGCAAATGTGTTAAAAGGACTAAAAGCACTCGATATATTACAGGTTCCGCTAGTCGTAACATTATTTCCAGAATTATCTTTTACTTTTATAAATTCAATCGTTCCAGATGTTAATAAATTATTTGATGAGGTTGTTATCTTTACAGTATTTAACGGCAGAAGAGCACCTACAATATAATCACCAGAGACTAATTCACCTGTTAAAACTCTTAAATTTACTGTGTCACCTACAACTAAACCTCCATGATTTCCCTGTGTAAAAAAGCGTATTTCACCAGTAGAGGCATTTACGACTTCATACTCTGCCAATACACGAACCGCTTCTGCAACAAAAACATTTGCATTAGTGATAGATGCAACTTTTAAAAAACCATCTGTTGCATTTCCGCCTGTGAAGTCAGTTAAAATTTGATCATTTACAGATGCTCCATGTGAAGTTCTAGTTATTGTGATTAAATCTTGCACTTGACTATAAGATGATGCTAACGATGAGGTAGGTACACCCTGACAAGTAGCCACCTGTAATTTCGCTCCAACATTTTCTGCTATAGTACCATCCCAATCTGGCATGGCATTTACAAGTGTTACTCTCGAATCCCATAAATCAGAAACTACAATAGCTGCTGTTTTAAAATGTCTTTCAAGAGATAAGTTAAAGACTGCTTCTAAATCTAAATCATCAACAAATGTGTAAAAACCAGAAGAGACAATACCTCCTGATAAAAAATCAAAATTAGCAATTCCAGAATTAGCATTTGCTCCTACATCTGGAACATTATCAAAAAATTGTGTTCCATCTAAAACTAAACCATTAAATTCATCACTGAATACTGTCCTTACTCTTGTTCCATTAAAAGGTGGGCTTGTCTGATCTTCTCTTTTAGTTGTAACTATCTGATTTGGTTGTGGATCAGGCTTAGTTACAATAATTTTTGCTGCATTAACAGAAAGATTGCCAGTATCATCAAGGAATTTAATACTGTAAGTTCCCGAAAGTGCTGGAACGAGCGTTTCACTTACGTTTCCTGGTAATCTTGGAATTATTTCAACAGAATTTTGAAAAGTAGCACTTGCCGATGTATCGGTAGTATGTCTCACTACTACGTTTCCTCCATGAGTAACATCTATGGAAGTAGATGGATTAAAACGTAATTTGATAAATCTGTCAGAAATTGGTTCAGATGTTAAACCTGAAGGATCTTCTGGTTTTGCAGTTTTTCCAATAGCATTAAACGATAATGTAGTTGGTTCTGCTGATGCTTCTCCTAACGCATTTAAACTGAATACTCTAAACTCATATAAACCTTGACTTGCATCAAATATTTCAAAATCAGTTCGATTAATAGTAACTGTTGTAAAGTTTCCATTATCTTTGCGATATTGAACATTGTATTGATTAACACCTTGAACTGCTTCAAAATCAAGAATAATTTTTACTTTTGCTTTCTGATCTTCTACATAAAACTGTTGTGAAGCATTTAAGTTTGCAGGAGCATCTTTTAATTGATCAAGAATAGATACGTTTCTTACAGGTAAAGGAGATCCATCTTCAATAAATGCAAATTTTCCCGAATTATATGCAGTACCAACAACTGCATAGTTATCTTCAGATTCAGTTACACTAACGACTCTCCATGTCGTAGTTTGTATAGTTGTATTCTGTAAAACCCAAATACTATTTGCATTTGGAGCAGATGAAAAAGCAGATGAAACAGTTATTACCGCACCACTGATATTACTTACATTTCTGCTTTCAACTGAACCATCAGATAAAATAACGCTAAGTGTAGGGCCGTTAGTAGCATCTAAATCTGTATCTGCTGTATCATCTACAGTTACCGTTGTGGTTGTTGCTGATTTAATTCTTCCTCCCCGCCTTACCCCTGCTCTTACTGGATCGCTTACTTCTATGACTTGCCCTGGCCTCACAATAACTCCTTCGGCTAAACCAGTTGTAAAACTAATTGTTTCAGTAGAATTTTGCTCCTCGAACAGCATAAATCTTCCTAATCTTGCTGCCTGACCTCTTGAAGTACAAGCAAAACCAGTTACTTTTTTATGCAAAGCTCCATATTTTGTTTTAGCTGCTGTATCTTCTACAGTTTCAAAATCCAACTCCTGATTTTCCATATCAAAATATGACACAGAAATCATTGTGGATCTTGTTTTTAAACTTGTTCCTGAGTAAGTAAAACCTTGTTCTGTTACGTTAGATAAATTAAATAAATAACTAGGATCTGTAGGCCTATCTTGAGTAAGCGTAAGTGATCCTGCGTTCCAAAAAGTTATAGCTCTCATTACTGAAGTCAAAGCATTTATAACTTCATAAGCATCTTGTCTTGATTGCAGAATAGTATTACAACTAAATCTAGGTTCTTGTCCTCCTGATCCATCATCTACTAATTCAGAACAATAAACAGAAGCACTATAAAAAGCAAACTTATCTAGTTGAGCCTCTGTTATTTGATCCCCCAAGCCATATCTAGTATTCGTTAAAAGATCAAATAAAATCCAAGCTGGATCTGAACACCAAACTTTAGTTGTAGTAAGCGTTCCATTGAAAGTACCTGAGTAAGTTATTCTTCCTGTTGTTGCATCTACAGTGCCATTGTGAGGTATTTTTATCTTTACCCCACGAACTTTATACATTCGCCTTGGTACAGATGAAAATTGTTCAGAGTCGAACCTTAATGCTGCATGAGCTATATCAGGATAAGGTCTTTGTTCATCAATAATTTCAGTAAACGATGCAAAAACAAATTCATTCCTTAATTTAGTAGGATCTTCACTATCATCCGTTACTCTTTCTACAGTTATTGTTATAGGAAAACTACTAGGAGTTCCAGTATTAGCATCAAGTAAATTAATTCTATAATCTCTGGCATATACTGATGAACTTCTTCCTTTTACGATGTCATCTATAGGAGTGGTCAACGATCCATCGCCTTGCAGAATTTTTATTTTTAAATTTACTTCTGTACCATTTACATCTCCATTTGTTTCAAATTTCTGTAAAGAATTGAATTTAATAGTAACTCTTACAGCATTTACATTTGAGTTAGTTATCTGTCTTGATACTGGAGTTCCTTTTTCTACTTTTACATTTACATTTGTTTCTGTCTCGATATTTACAATGCCAGAAATAAAAGGTTGATTGCTAGTTCCAAATCGGGGTTCAAATTCTACATTTTGAAAGTTAAAATCTGTTGATCCAAGATCAGTTACGTCAGCATTAGCTCTTAATACTGGGGTCTTTCCTAAATAAACATCTTTTAATGCTGCTGTATTGTAGTTAGCTGTACCTTTTGTAAATCCTGCTGCTGATGGAAAGCCTTCAATTTCACCTTCACTGAGAACATCAACAATAGTTGCAAACTGTTTACTGGATAAAGCATTGGAGGGCAGCGTAGAATCTACTACTACATCATCTTCAGAGACATTAACAATTCCCATTTATGCTGTACCCTTTATCTGTACTGTATCAATTCCTGCTGATACTACCAGAGAACCAGCAAAAATTTCTCCATAAATTATAGGAATTGCTGTTCCTGCTCTTGAAGTATTCTGTACTCCACTAAATGAAAAGTTTTGTGATGCTTGTGGATCGTCTGATACTCCAGGAGGTTTGGGAACAGGGGTAAGCATCTCTGCTGCTCCTGATAATGCCAGAAAGATACCAATGTTTCCTGCTGCTGCTGCCAAGCTAGCAGTTAATCCCCCACCTACTCCTGCACTAAAACCTAACCCAGTAAATCCAGCCCCTTGAACACCTGCAAAAGCCCCAAAACCACCAGTAAATGCTACGGCTCCTACAATCGCTATTCCTGTTAAAACTTTACCAAGTCCTTTAAAAGGATTTTTTGCACCTACTACTACTGGAATAATTTTTATTTCTTGCTGACCTAATGGATCAAGTAAATTGTCTTCACTAATATCAGCTTTTCCTACTTTTACTTGATAGGTTTGTTCTATCATATGTCGTTCTAAATGAGGAAAGTTTGCCAGTAAAAATTTAAATGCGTCAATAGGTGTCTTCACTTCAGCTTCAAATGTTCTCTCCCCTAAGAAGCGAGCTAGTCTTCCATAAACTTTTACTTTATTGAGCATAGCGATACCTCTTCTTTGTACATTCTATATACTTTTGATCATAAGTTTCTCTACAGCTAAGTCTTTTTTGACAGTGATGAAGAATAGTTTGATCTCCTATGTATAAAGCTACATGACTTAGTGTGTTTTTATATGATTTCATAAGCAAAACATCTCCAACTTCTAATTCAACACTATCATCTATTTCATGAAAACCTACTTTAGGTAAACCATATTCAAATAAAGGATTTTTTTCAAAATCTTCTGGACTTTTTGGCCGTTTCCAATATTTAATTTGTATATTTTTCTTTTCTTTATACCAATCAGTAATTAAACTCCAACAATCTTGCACATCCCATACCCATTCTCTGCCTATTAATCCTTTTTTATAACCAGAAGGCTCAAAATAGTTCCATTGTTCTGATTCTGGAGTAACAATATAAAAAGGTAAGTCTAAATATTCACAACTTACAAGATCAGCTTGACTAGCAATAGGAGGGTGATTTGGATGGCTATGAAAAACACCAATTATTTCACCAGCATCTTCAGCTTTTACCCAATCGTCAGGATCAATAATAAATTGATCTTCTAAATCTTCAGCAAGATTTTTACAGGGAAAATATTTTTCTTTACCTTTACAAACAGCTAACAAACCACAAGCTTCATGTGGTGCATCTTTTTTTGCGTGTTTCAGTGCAATATCTTTCCAAGTCATCCTACAAACGTGCCTATTCCTGGAAATATTTCTCTGGTTGCTATTCTTTTTGGTAATTTTACATTTACTAAATCAAGTGCTGAGATAGCTTCCCATATAACAACATCTCTATTTTCAGTTATTTTTCTATCTAAAAAGTAAATTTCTTGAGGAAATTCTGCATTTGGGTCAGGTGTTCCATAAGGATTAGTATTTCCTTCAAAATTAACAGCATCTAAAAATTTAGCTAATGTTCTAATTCTTACCAATTTTGTCCCATTCAAATCATTGCCAATAGTTGTTTGGTTAGTAACTTTTAAAAGTGCTGTAATCGTTCCAAAAATATTACTTACAGAAATTGTAGGTCTAGGTAAAGTACCTGTAGAGCCAAAATCGAATCCTTCGCATTGAATAGGAAACTTTTCGTAAGTATTACCAGCCCATACGATGTCTTCATTTGTTTTCATGTTTGAACCATTATGAAAACGATAAACAGTAGATGAACCATGTAGTGTTGAATCTAATGTCAATGTAAACAATTCAATAATTGCTCCAGGATTTATTGCTTGTAAGTCTGAAACTGGTATTGGCATTAGGGTTCAAATACTTGTTCAAATGTTGCTGTGATTCTGTTCCTTTGAAAATCAAACAATTCTCTGTTAAAACTTCTACATATCCACTGATAGCTTGCAGTCTCGTCAGGTGGAGACCAAGTAAATGATGCACCATCTTTTCCTCTTGCTTCTAAAAATGTTTCAATTTCATCTGCATCTTCATCATCTACATTAAAAGTAAGATTCCAATTTTTTGGATCTTGATTTAATCCAAATGAAGTACGTTGCTGATAGCCGTCACCAAACTGAGTAATTCTTAATTTTGGCTGACTACGTTTTGTAGCAGAATATGATGGGTTGTAACTAGGAAAAGTAGCCATTAGCGAATACTAGAAAGGAGTCCTCCAGGTCTTTGCTGTCTAACAAGTTCACTTTGAACTGCAACAGATATAAGTCCACCAAGTTCTTTCGCTCCAGGATCATCACCTTGAACATCTGAACCTGATGCGTCTACATTAACAACAACACTTGTATTATTGCCACCCCCAAGTTTATTGTTTGGCACAATCGTTCCAGATGACCTTGGTACGAATAATTCTGGTCCTCGTTCTCCTACGATTGAAGGTCTACCTACTGGTGGTCTGCCTCCGTTAGCAAATAAACCAATAGCACCTAATAGCCCTCCACCTTTTTTGCCTCCAGAACCTAATATTGAACCAAATAATGCTTGGTTAAGTGCTACGTCTAAGAATCTATCGGCAACATTATTTAACATATCACCAAGAGTAGACGTTCCCTTAATAAGTCCTTTTATTCCCTCTTTAATATCGTTATTTATTGATGTACTTAGAGAGTCAAAAGCGTCTTGTATGTCTTTAGCAATTTCGGCTTGATCTTTTAACGCTCTATTTTGCTTAACTGTATTTGCTATTCGGTTTTGTTGGCCTACTTCTAGGTCAGCAAACACTAAACCCATTTCTTCAGCCTTACTCTTAATAGCTTCTTGAATTAAAAACTCTTCTTCTTTACCTACAATAATAGCTCGGCTTAATTTGTTTTCTTTTTCTAAGTCTGCTAAACCAGCCGTAATTAATTTATTATTGTTAGCTCGTAATTTATCCTTATCTTTTTCTAAAATAATAGTTTCAGCGATTGTTCTTTTTTGTCTATTTAAAGCATTTATTTGGTCATTAAGTTCTTTATTTCTTCCTCTTCCCCCACCTCCAGGTCCTCTTTGAGCTTCAAGATCAGCTATTTGTTTATTTATACCTCTAAATGCTGGATTATTTGGATTTTGTTGTAGCAATTTAGTTGTTCTACGCTGAACAGACCTACCTTCACCATCGCCTAGAGCTTGATTTAGTAGTTTTGCTATTGCTGCCTGTACTTTTGTAAAGAATAATGTGACTTCGTTACCTAATCTTTGGAAAGTTTCGCCAAATTTTCTTAGTTCTTCTGCCTGATCGGCACCTATTTTTTCACCTAACATTTCTAAGGATGCGTTGTAGGCAGCCTGTTTACCTAAGTTTTGTTCGATTAGTTGGAGTCGTTTTTCTTCTACTGTTCCTGCTATGCCCATTGCCTGTGACATAGCAGAAATGTTTGGATTTAGGCGGTTCATGGCCGTTCCAAGTTGACCTATTCCAGTAATTACGTTTTGGATTGATGTGACTGCTGCTGTGGCTGCGATACCTCCTGCAAATCCACCCATCTGACCGAACATTCCACCAATACCACCGCCTAAAGCTCCTGCTGCTGCGGTTACTGGACCTTGACCAAATAACAGAGGAAAACCACCACTAATAAGAGCACTTCCCGTATCAAATCTTCTAGCTAAATTTCTGATACCTCCACCACCTGATCCTGCTGGTCCTCTTAATAATTTACCTGTTCGTTTATCAAAATTTAAAGCTGAACTTTGTGCACTTGCTTGTTTACCTCTTTCGACTGTTTGTGATTTCAGTATTTGTAATTCTTTTTCAGCTACAGCTATATTTCTTTTAGCGTTTATAAACTTACCTTTTTCTGCTTGATTTATAGCTCTAGTTAATTTAGCTTTTACTTGACTAACTTTTACTCCCTTCATATCCATTTTTAGGATATTATCTTTTATAGCTAAAGCTCTCTTTTGAATTTGTGAGGCTTGAGTTTCTAATTTTAGATTTTTTTCAACTGAAGTTAATTTTTGTTTTTGTCCAGCAGACGCTTTTGCACTCTCTACTTTATTTATCGCATTTATCTTTATGTTTACCTTATTTAAGGCACTCTGAAGTTCTTGGACTCTTTTAAGTCCTCTTACACCAACCTTTATTTCAGCCTGATAAGCCACAAGTTATAGCTAAACATTTACTCTAGTTTACATTAAATAAACTGATTAGCACTATCTCCTACGTCTTATTTTTTCAAATTCTTTTTCCTGCTCTTCGTTTACTACTTGAAAGTAAGCACTCCAGCCTATAAGTTCTTGCTCTGTCATTTCTCCTATTTCGTGGAGAGTTTTTCCTAATTCTTTGGCTACTCCAAACTTGAGCATCATCCAGTTATCTCTTTTTAACTGGCTGGCTAGGATTTTGGGTCTATTACTTCTTCCTCCTCTGCGTTTATTACTGCAAGCATAAGAGATTGAAGATCGCTGTCCTTGACTTCATTTTTAAGAACATCTATTTCTCCTGCGTTGAATAGTTTTGTTCCGTTTTCGTCTAATGCTTTATTTATTAGTAATTGTAAAGCAAATCCATTTGAGTCATCGCTTTTTACTTGTCTTTGTGCCCTTTCACGCTCTGCCATTGTTAGAGGAGTTACATACATAACGAAGAGCGATCCATCGGATAGGGTTACTTCTTTTTTAATTGGGTCGAGATTCGCAGCTTTTCTAAGTCTGTCGAGAGCGTTCATTGTCGC